CGGTTGCGTCTGAAAGACGACTTCGATTTTTACGCAAGAAACTGCTTATACATACGATCTAAATCGGGCGAGGTTAAATCGTTCGAGATGAACAAGGCGCAGAAGTACATTCACGCCTGCATCCAAGAGCAGAAAGAGAAGACCGGCAGGGTTAGGGCGATTGTCCTCAAGGGCCGACAGCAGGGCGTATCGACCTACACAGAGGCTCGGTATTACTGGAAGGTAACGCACAGGGTTGGCGTTAGGGCGTTCATCTTGACGCACGAGGCTGACTCTACGGCATCGCTGTTTGAGATGGTGGAGCGTTACCACAAGGAAGCGCCACAGTTTGTAAAGCCATCGACTGGCGCATCCAACGCAAAAGAGCTCGCGTTTGACGAGTTGGACTCGGGCTACAAAGTAGGAACGGCAGGCAACAAGTCAGTAGGTCGAGGCTCAACGATCCAGTATTTCCACGGGTCGGAGGTGGCGTACTGGCCTAACGCGGCAGAACACGCAAAGGGCATCTTGCAGGCAGTGCCTGATGAAGAGGACACAGAGATCATTCTGGAGTCCACTGCCAACGGAATCGGCAATTACTTCTACCAGCAATGGCTAAAGGCTGAGGCGGGGGAAGGTGGCTTTCAAGCGATATTCGTGCCTTGGTACTGGCAGGAAGAGTATCGGAAGTTTGGCCTTGGCCTAAAGCGCACTCCCGAAGAGGAGAAGCTGGTAGAGTTGTATGGGCTCGATGACGAGCAGTTAGCGTTTCGCAGGGCGAAGATTGCGGAGCTTTCTGCGGATGGTACTGACGGCCTTGTAGCGTTTAGGCAAGAGTACCCAATGACGGCTCAGGAGGCTTTCCAAGTCTCTGGTGGCCACAGCCTGATTAGGCCAGAGCAAGTAATTCAGGCCAGAAGAAACAAGGTATTAGCGATAGGTCCGCTGATTATTGGCGTTGACCCCGCAAGATTTGGTGACGATAGGACAGCGATAGTTCGCCGTAAGGGCAGGGCGGTGTATGACCTAGAGGTCTACGAAAAACTGTCAACTATGGAAGTCGCTGGCATTGTCCACAGCATCATCAAGGAAGAAAACCCCGATCAGGTGGCTATCGACGTTGGTGGTCTGGGTGCTGGTGTTGTTGACCGCCTCGAAGAACTTGGCCACGGGAATGTGGTTGTTGGAATTAACTTCGGGAGCGCGGCTCTTGACCCAAAGAAGTTTGTCAATCGTCGAGCCGAAATGTGGTGGGAACTCAGAGACTGGTTAGACGGTGATATGCCGGTAATGATCCCTGATCGGGATGACCTGCATACAGATCTCGTTGCGCCGCAGTACAAGTACGACTCGAATCAGAGACGAAAGCTAGAAAGCAAAGACGATATTAAGAAGCGCGGGATGCGGTCTACGGACTGTGCCGATGCGCTGGCGCTCACGTTTGCTGAGCCACTAATCAAAGATGAATTTGAGATGCCGACATCACCGTCAATTGTTGACAAGGTGGCTGGTTACTAAAGGGAAGTCATATGCACGACGATATGGGCTATAAGGCGGAAGGGCCAGAAGATCTTGAGCTTGAAATTGCGGAGCGTCTTCACGTTTTTGCGTCTCGCCTAAGCAAGCTGTGCCACGAGCAGGTAGCGAAGCGAAGCCAGATTGAGCAACGCTGGCTAGAAGATCTCCGTCAGTATCACGGGGAATACTCTGCTGATGAGGCGTCAAGACTGGCTAGGGCTAAGGGCTCAGAGGTCTACGTCAACATCACGCGAAATAAGACAAATGCGGCAGAAGCACGTCTTCAGGATATGCTCTTCCCAACGGATGATCGCAACTTTGCTATTCAGCCAACGCCAGTTCCTGAGCTTGATGCACTAGCGGAAAGAAGCCCTCAGAGCCCAGATGATCCGGCAATCTATGCTCGCGAGCAGGTGGCGCTTGCCAAGAAGTCTGCGGAGCTAATGCAGGAAGAGATCGACGATCAGCTCGTTGAGTCTCGCTACCAGATTAAGGCGCGTGACGTTATTCACGATGCCTGCCAGTTAGGCACGTCTGTTATCAAAGGCCCAATCATTATCGGCAGAACCAAGAAGCGCTGGGATGTTATGCCCGATGGTATGAGTGTGCTTCAGGTGGTAGAGGCGTTAGAGCCTACGGTAGAGCGCATCGACCCTTGGGACTTCTTTCCTGATATGTCGGCTCGCACAATCGACGAGGCGGAGTTTGTGTTTGAGCGCCGCCGAATGTCCAAGAAGCAACTACGCGAGATGGCAAAGCTACCCGGCGTTTTGGTAAGTCAGGTGCGAGAGCTGGTCAAGGGCTCTGCCAAGTCAACGCATATTGCAAGAGATTTCATCGACGATATCCGCAACATCACCGGCATCAACACGGTAGGTGAGGGCAACAAGTACGAGATCTGGGAGTATCACGGCCCTATCTCAAAGTCAGAGCTTGTAGACGCGCTGTATATGCAGGAGGGCGGAATCGACGAGACTGACGTTGACGAGCTAGATGATGAGGTAGATGCAGTTGTTTTCTTTTCCGGTGAGAAGGTTATCAAAGTCGCCGTCAACCCAATGGAGACTAATGACCGTCCCTTTGCGGTCTTTAACTGGGAAAAGGACGAATCCTCAATTTTTGGTTTTGGCGTTCCCTATCTCATGCGGAACCCACAGCGAGTTATTAACGCCTCTTGGCGAATGATGATGGATAACGCGGGTCTGGCGGTAGCGGATCAGCTTGTTGTCAACAAAGAGCTTCTCTCCCCGGCTGACGGTAGCTGGGAGATGACGCCTAAAAAGGTTTGGTATCTGCGCGATAAGACGCGATCGGTAGGCGAAGCGTTTGCCTCTTTTTCAACGCCAAGCCATCAGGTGGATCTTGCAAACATTTTCTCGATGGCGCGACAGCTTGCCGATGAGGAAACCAACTTGCCACTGATCGCTCAGGGCGAGATGGCTCCGCACGTTACGAAAACATCGTCGGGTATGGCGATGCTGATGAACAGCTCAAACATCGTGCTTCGCAAGGCGGTTAAAAACTGGGATGACGACGTAACCCGTCCACTGATTACCCGCTTCTACGACTGGAATATGCAGTTCAGCGATAACCCGGCTGTTAAGGGTGATTTTGCTATTGAGGCTCGGGGATCGTCGGCGCTCTTGGTACGCGAGAAGCAACAAGAGAACCTCATGATCTACGCAAACATTTCTGCTCAGAACCCAGAGCTGTTCAAGCGTCGAGACTGGGCAGGCTTGGATCAGGAGATCGCCAAGTCCCTTGAGGTTCCATACGAGCTGATTACTAAGCCGCAGGCTGAAATCACAGAGATGGAAGAGCAAGAGATGGCAATGGCTGAAGCGCCTAACCCAGAGATGGAGGCCGCTCAGTTCGAGATGCAGATGAAGCAGGCGGAGTTCCAGCTTGAGCAACAGAAGTTGCAGGTTGAGGCGCAGATCAAGGCTAACCAGTTCCAGCTCAAGGAAATGGAAATGCAGATGGATCAGCAGATGAAGCAGGCTGAAATGGCTCAGGAAGAGCGCATTAAGGTTGCTGAGATTGCGGCTAAGGCGGAGATGACTGAGCGACAGCTACAGGCGCGTATGGCGATTGACTCTGAGAAGAATCGCACTAACCGCGATAAAGCCGCCGCTGACACCAACATCAAGCTGACCACAGCACAGCTTAGAGCGCAGAACCTAGAAAAAGGATTCGATAGCTACTAATGGCAATAGACATTAACTCACTGACTTGGAAGTCAGTCCTCAAGTTTGTTGAGCAAGAGCGTCAGGACGCAATCCAGATGCTTATTGCTGACAGAGATTCAGAGCGACAGCGCGGAGCGTTAGTCATTCTGGAAAGGCTGGAGGCGCTTGCGTCTCTTGAAGACACCACTGACCAATAGCCGCCTTCGGGCCGCTGGAGTATGGCATGACCAACGAAACTGAAGAGCAGTCCTTCGAGGACGCATTCGATGAGCTGGCGGAAGGTAAAACCGCCGAAGAGCAACCCGAACTTGAATTTGAGACCGAAACCGAGGAGGTAGAGGATGTACAGCTACGGGAAGGGCAAGAAGAAGAAGAAGACGAAGGGCAAGTAGAGGCTGAGCCTCAACCCGAGTTTTCTTTGGAAGAAAGGCTGGAGGAAGCAGAGCGTCAAGCTCAACTCTGGCAACACAAGTACAACTCTGATTTAGGCAGGCAAAACGCTTATCAGAGGAAAGTTTCTGAATACGAAAAAGAGATTCAGCAACTTAAAAAACAGGCAGAACGATCCGAAAGCCCAGATAGCATGACGCCATCTGAGTGGAAGGCGCTACAAGAAGATTACCCCGACATCGCTCAAGGTGTTCAGTCACAGTTTGCCCAGCTACAAGCTCGGCATCAGGCTGAGATCGAAAGCATTAGGCGTGAACTTCAGCCCATCCAAGCTCAGGCGCAAGAAAGCTATGTGCAGGATCAGTTCAGGATTTTAGAGATGGAGCATCCAGACTATCGAGAGATAGCGCAATCGGAGAGCTTCAAATCGTGGGTTCAATATCAGCCCCAGAACATCAGGGATATGATTACTAGCCAGCAGGCGGGAGATGCCGCTTATTTGCTACGGACCTACAAGAATGACTTGATGCCCGGTCAACAGGCATCCACAGAATTGAAGTCGCGACGAGAGAAGCAACTTCGACAAGCTCAGACCGTTCCTCAAAGAGGAGGAAGGTCACGATCTAATATGCCGCCAGAAGATGACTTCGAAGCCGCATTTGATTACTTCGCCTCTAAGTAGAGAGTCTGAGTTTATGACTAACACCCAAACAATGACGTTACCTAGCGCCGCCGCGAAAGCCGCATTAGTGATGGTTTCCTCATTGGGTAGGTGATCGGTCGATTGATACTTTAATTTGCCAATCAACACTCAATAGGAGACTTTAACAATGGCAACAACTAGCTATGCTTCGCTTACACAGCGGACCCAAGCGTATGCGGCAAAAGAAATGCTCGCTCACGCAGAACCCATCCTTTGTCTTTCAAAGTTTGGTATGACCAAGCCAATGCCAAAGAACAAGGCGCAGACTGTTAAGTTCCGCCGCCCCGAACCTTTTGCTGTGGCGACAACTCCACTGACAGAAGGTGTTACACCTACCGCTACTCAGATGACTTATACCGATGTAGAAGTCGTTCTGAGCCAGTACGGTGACATCGTTGAAATCACTGACGTTGTTCATGACTTGGCGGAAGATCCTGTACTCAAGGACTCGGCAATGATGTGTGGTGAGCAAGCCGCAGAGACTATCGAGACTTTGATGTGGGGTGTTATTCAGGGTGGAACTAATGTGTTCTACAGCAACGGCTCAGCTCGTACTGACGTTAACACTGCCATCAGTCTTGATCGTCAACGCGCTATCACTCGTCAGTTGAAGTCACAGCGAGCTAAGAAGGTTACTTCTATGCTGTCTTCTTCTGTCAAGTATGGCACTGAAGCGGTTGATGCGGCGTTCATCGCGTTTGCACACACCGATCTAGAAGCGGACATCCGTGACTTGGCTGGTTTTGTTCCTACTGAAAAGTACGGCTCAATGAAGGCTCTGCCTTACGAGGTCGGAAAAGTCGAAGATGTACGTTACATCCTGACTCCTGTGCTTTCTTCTATCGAAGATGCAGGTGGTGCGCCGGGCTCTACAGTCCTTTCTACATCTGGCACTCAAGCTGACGTATACCCAGTTGTTTACGTCGGTAAGGATGCTTACGGCCACGTTGCTCTGAAGGGTGCGGAAGCTATTACTCCCACCATCATCAACCCCGGTCAGGTAGACAAGTCCGACCCTCTCGGCCAGAAGGGCATTGTTGGCTGGAAGACTTACCACAAGTCATTCATCGCCAATCAGGCTTGGATGTGCCGCTTAGAATGTGCCGCTTCGGTAATCTAAGAAAACCCAGCAAGGGGGCTTCGGCCCCCTTATTTTTAACTAATGCCGCCTAATGGCCGCAGGAGACTTTTATGTCAGAAGTAAACCTTTACAACCTATCGTTAGATCAGCTCAAGGAGCAGGCTCGCATTCTGGGCATTGTCATTAAAGGCAACCCCAGCGCGGATACTCTTCGCACCCGAATCAAAGCGGCTGTTGAGATTGAGCCGCCAGCAAATCAGAAAGTAAAAAAGGAAGAAGACCCAAACCGAAAGAAGGACTGGATCACAATCGTCATAGATCAGGACGAAAAGGATCAAGCTCCAGTTTTTGTTGGCGTTAATGGAAAGAGCTACTACATCCGCAGGGGTGAACCAGTAGCTGTGCCACCGCCGGTTGTAGAAGTTCTTGGTAACGCGAAGCAAGTCGTTCTTAATAAAGATGGTAGCTCGCGAACAGTTCCAACATACCCATTTAGAGTTGAGAAATAGCTATGACTTTTTTGGAGCTTTGTCAGCGTCTTGTCAGAGAGACAGGTATTGCAGATACCGGCCCATCATCAACAGTCGGTCAGACTGGCGATATGCGGCGCATTGTTGATTGGACTAACGACGGCTGGCTAAAGATCCAGTCTATGCGGAAAGACTGGGCGTGGATGTGGGCCACTGGCTCCTCCACGCTCACCGCAAACACCTACCTAGTAACGCTCCCTTCTACCGTAGAAGATATTGAGCGAGTGTCTCTGGGTGAGAATTTTTTGCAGAAGCTAACTTACGACGAGTTTGCAGATGCTTACCGTACCGTTGAAGCAGGCGAGCCTACAGCTTGGGCAATCAGGCCAGACGGTCAGCTTGCATTTAACGCAAAGCCTAGTGCAGATAAGACAGTTACTTACGAGTATTACAGCGTTCCGGTCTCGATGATCGAAAACTTTGATGCGCCCGGTATGCCCGATCAATACCATATGCTAATTGTCTACTCGGCTCTTCGCGATTATGCCTTGTTTGACGACGCCTTAGAGCTAGAGAAGAAGGCGCTGATTAACTACGAGATGATGCTTGCCGCTCTGGAGCGAGATCAGCTACCCAAGATTCACGCGCCGGACTGTCTTGTATGATTACACCCAGTTACTTCCCGCTAATTGGAGGATGGAACATTGAAGCTCCACCGCTTGCTACTCAGCCGGGTGAAGTCCTTGATGCTACTAATTATGAGTGTCTTATTGGTGGCGGCTATCGTCGTATTTACGGCTATGATTTATATGATGGGCAGGCTACTGCTTCTCAGTCAGTACCCGGCACGGGCTCTGTCTTGCTTGTTCACATTTACAAGAACGAGCTTTACGCGATTCGCGAAGATGGTGCCGCCGCTCGACTATACAAGGCCACCACCTCCGGCTGGTCAGAGGTTAATAACGCCTTTACGTGGTCGCTCGGCGGAAACTATAGAGCCGTCAACTACAACTTCTTCGGGCAAGACGCTCAAGAAGAAATGTATATCGTTAATGGCGTTGATAAGGCAGTCCGTTTTGATGGGACTACACTTACCCAAATAACGACCGGCGTAGGTACTGACGACCCTTCCTGCGTTGCTGGATACCGAACACAGTTATTCTTGGGTGTGGAGTCTAGTCTGGTTGCAAGCGAGCCCGGCAACCCCTCTGGATACGACCCCGTTCAGAACGCCTTTGAGGTCGCTGTAGGAGACACAATCACGGACCTTATGGCGGCACCAAGCGCATTGATTGTTGGCTCTGAGAACAAGACACAGCTCCTTTCAGGGGATACAAGCGCTAATTTCCGCTTGGATACGATGACAGAGATCGGCCCTTACCCAAGGACGATGGCAAACATCGGTGGTCAGGTAATTGGCCTAGATCAGCAGGGTGTTATGAGCCTTACTGCAACTCAAGCATACGGCAACTTCTCGTATGCGCTTTTGAGCCAGAAGATTGCTTCATATATGAGCAACTTCCCGTTAGGTTCTTTGGCAGTAATTAGTCGTGCGTCTAGCCAATATCGACTGTATAATGGCCGTCAGGGGCTCTACTTTACCTTCGCGGGGACCGAGCTAATCGGCGCTATGCGAGTGGCCTATGCTCACTCCGTAGAGTGCGCTTGCGAAGGCTTATTTCCCAACAACGAGCCTGTTTCATTTTTCGGATCTGATGATGGCAATGTCTACCAGCTAGAGGTAGGCACGAACTTTGCTGGCCAAGAGATTTACGCTTACCTCGTAACCAGCTTTCACCATCACGGATCTCCATCGCAATACAAGCGATTCCGCATGATCCAGCCAGACCTATCTGTAGATGGGGACTCAACAACGCTGGCTGTTAGCGGCACCACCGATTACGGCAAGGGACTGTACTCAAGAGGCAATACTGGCTCTCTAGGGCAGACCAATGGTGCGCTATGGGATTTTGCGGTATGGGATCAGTTTTACTGGGACTCTGTGTATCACCACGACGCCAGAGTCCGCCTGAGTCTAGTAGGAAAGAACCTTGCAATTCTTATGAGTTCAACGTCCGCCACAGACTCTGTTCACACGCTCTATGGCGTTACGGTGCATTTTTCTCCAAGGAGACTCGCTAGATGACAAACCAATATGTACCCGATCTAACTCCGCTTGGCTCTGGAGATCTTGCACGATCGGCTGACGTTAATGATCGTTATGAGAATACGGTATCGGGATTCGATAGATTACCTACGCCAAAGGTAGGCGAGCAGGGATTCTCTGCCGCAGTACCCGTAGGCACTCCTGTAAACGCAGATCACGCAACAACCAAGAACTGGGTTGAGACTGCGATGACTTCGCAGGTCAATATTGCAGAGGGACACGCAGATGACGCAGAAGCGGCCAAACTTGCGGCCCAGACATCCGAAGCAAACGCTCTGTCCTCCGCTAATACAGCATCGACTCAAGCTGGCGTAGCAACTACCAAGGCAGGTGAGGCGGCTACATCGGCAAGCAATGCGGCGACAAGCGCAACCAATGCCGCCACATCTGAGAGCAACGCGGCCACTTCAGAAAGCAACGCGGCCACCTCAGCAAGTAACGCATCCACAAGCGCATCAAGCGCATCTTCTTCGGCAACGGCGGCTCAGACAGCAGAAACCAATGCTGTAGCCGCATACGATTCGTTTGATGATCGTTACCTCGGCCCTAAATCGGCTGACCCTAGTACTGATAACGACGGAAATACACTTTTAACTGGTGCGCTGTACTTTGACACCAACAACGGAACAATGAAGGTTTGGGATGGAACCTCTTGGGATCCCGCATATGTTCCGCCAGATCTTCTTACTCTTGATGAAGTGACCACCAACGGCAACACAACCACTAACGCCGTAACGGTTGGCCAATTTACATCAACAAATCCTTCCGTAAACTTCACCAACCTCGGCAACACCACATCGACAACCGATCCTGTATTGATGATTACAGCGGCAGGTCTTGTTCAGGAAAGACTCCTTGGTTCTAACGCATTTAACAGCAACACATACGACAACTATCAGGGTTGGCAGTTAAACGGGGGTAGCAGTACAGAAGCTATTGGCAAAAACGAAACTGTTACCTTTACAGGCGCCGGGGGTGCAACGGTAACAAACTCCGGTAACACGGTAACAATTAACTCTACTGACACTAACACCACAGACTTCAACGTGTCGGCAAGTGGCGGCACTGCGGAGAATATCTCTGCTGGCGAGACGGTAGATTTTGCTGGCACTGGCGGCATCTCTGTTTCCCGCACAGGAAACAACTTTACGATTGACGGCTCTGCGGCTGGTACAACTGAGTTATCAACCGATACAACGCCTCAGCTCGGCGGTACGCTTGATGCCAATGGCAACACCATTGATATGGGCGTTAACGTCATTACTGATACTGCGGTAGGCAACTGGAACACAGCCTATAACGACAAGATCACAAGCTCGACTTTTGACATAAACAACGGCAACTTGACTTTGAATCAGGTCGATGGTGGAACGGTCGTTGTAAACCTCGATGGTCGTTACGGCGCAATCACCGGATCACTTACAACGTCAACTACGTTTGGTGGTGATGTAACCGGCACCTACAACACTATATCTGTTACCAATGACAGCCACGGTCACTCGTTTGCAAACCTTCTTAACAAGGGATTAGGCACTGGCACTTACACCACAACAGGCGCTTACTCCGCACCTGAGCTTATTACAGCGGAAGTTCGAACCAACAACGGCACACAGCTTGTTCTAAGTGGCGGTGATTCTTCTACTCAGGCAACAGGCCAGACTGGTGAAAAGGTTTATCTCAACGCAGAAAATGGCATAGAGATTGTTTCCTCGCCAGACAACTGGGCAAGTGGCTGGGCTGGTCGTAAGACAGCGACAATCAACGACTCATCAGGCAACTCATCATTGCCCGGCAATCTTGGCTTGACAGGGAATCTTACCGCCGCCGCCATCACGGGCACTGGCGACCTAGTTGTTGATACAGACACGCTGTTTGTTGACGCATCGACTGATCGGGTTGGCGTGGGAACTACGTCTCCGGGCGTAGATCTAGATATACACAGCGCGGGTGACACGGTATTAAGAGTATATACCAGCGGGACTGGAGTGTCAGACGACACCATCATTCGCACACAAATTGCCGGCACTACCGCAAGTAACTACATTTATTTCGGCGATGCAGATGACATAAATACTGGGCAAATACGCTACGTCCACAGTGACGACAGTATGCGGTTTTATGCTGGCGCAACAACGGAAAAAATTAGAATAAGCTCCACTAATATTGGCTTTAGAGATGCCGCTGGTGAGATCGCTAGATTTGACAGCGCCAGAAACCTCACCGTCAATGGAATTGGTATCTTCGGGGGCACATCTGTAAGCGGCGGAGAAGGCGGCGAGCTTCGCCTTACGATGCCCCCAACGACAAACCTTTCTGGTACTCACGTAACGCTAGACGCGCAGACAAACAGTGTGCGCTTCTTTGAGTCAGGCGGTACTACCCGAGGGGCTACATTAGACCTTACCGGATGCGCCGCCTCTGCTGGATCAACAATCTGGCACTCAGGCAACGACGGTGCGAGTTCAGGTCTCGATGCCGATCTGCTTGATGGTCTTCAATCTGCCACTACCGCAACAGCAAGCACAATTGTAGCTCGTGATGCGAATGGCGATACCAATATTAGGTACTGCTATACAAGCTACCTGAATATGAGTCATACCACAGGGACAAGAAACTCTGACACCATATTCTATTCCTCGGATGACAACTTCCTTCGCAAAAACAATGCTACCGGAATGCGATCTTCCCTCAATGTCCCAACTAGAACTGGAGGGGACGCAAGCGGAACTTGGGGTATTAGCATCACTGGTAATGCCGCGACTGCGACAAGTGCGACAAGCGCGACAACCGCCACAAGTGCCACAAGCGCGACAACCGCAAGCAGACTTGTCTCAACAACCACAACCACAGCAACAAACAAAACACTTGCTGACGGTGAGTTTTGTACGGTTACAGCTTCAGGAAGAACTATTACACTGCCTGCTTCACCTACTGCGGGTGACAGGGTTTACATTAGCGTGGGCAACTTCACCGACACGACTGTCGGCAGAAACTCACAGAACATTATGGGATTGGCAGAGAATATGACAATCGACAAGGCGTATGTAGGACTTGAGTTCGTGTACTCAGGCAACGCAACTCAGGGCTGGAGGATCATCTAATGAGTTCATTATCAGGATTTTTTGGTGGCGGAGGCGGCTCAACCCCCCCGTTGTATTTGAGTGAGTCTGGCACATATTACTTCCCAGTAGGCGGCACAGTTGACATTTATTGTATTGGCGGCGGCGGTGGCGGCGGCGGATCGTCATCCACAGGAATAGGCGGAACTGGTGGCGGTGGCGGCGGAACGGCAGTCAAACGGTCTGTTACCGTTACGGCGAACGATACGCTTACTATCTCGTGTGGCGCTCGGGGTATTAAAAATCCTAACAACGCTGGAGGTACAGCGTCGGCTGGCGGAACAACAACAGTAAACTCAAATAACATTGCTGGCTTTACGCAACTCACTGCAAATGGCGGTAATGGAGGAACGCTTGCGACACTAACGACAGCAGGAACCCCAATTGCTGGAGGCACCGGAGGAAATGGCTCTGGTGGAGATGAGAACTTTACTGGCGGCTCAGGTGGCACGATAAATTACAACCTCAACAATGGATCAAACTCTGGCAATGCAATAGTCCTTGCGACTGGGGGTGGTTCTTGCGGGATAAATAGAAATGGCTTTAGCGGCGGTAATATCAACATAAACACCGGCTTGACCAGCGCAAGCGGAAGGGCAACCGGCGGCGGCGGAATTGGTGGCAAAGGAACTGATTTAAATAGCAACAATAACGCTTATGAGGCCTCTCAAGGTGGCGGCACTCTTGCGGGCAGTATGCCTAATGTTAGCAATGACTATCACGGTGCAAGTTTTATTCCACTCGGTGGCGGCGCTCCCCCCTCTACTAGTGATGATTATGATACTGCTTATAACAGAATCTTGGCAGGCGGATCTCAAGGCAGATCAAATACAAATGTTGGGCCTCGAGCCGACATTGGGGCGGGAGCAGGCGGTAATAGTTCGGTCAGTCAGTTCGATGAAAGTGCCGCTACGATGTTTGGCGGCGGTGGCGGCACAAAATATACAGGCACTAACAACGGGTCCTATCCCGGCAACGGTGGTCTTGGTGGTGGCGCTGGCGGCGGCGAATATCACAACAGTCCATTGTCTATGAATGGCGGCGGTGGCGTCGTTTATATAGTCTACAAGGGGTAAGAAAATGTATTACGTTCCAAAACAAGGCTATTGGAATATTCAAGATTCAGACGGCAATACCGTTAACAGGATAAATGGCAGTGAAGAGTTTGTAGCTCAAAACTACGATCATTATGAGTGGGTGGAGATTCCAGTAGATCCAGAGCCTTTTGCTAGGAGCTGGAGAGACGAAGAGCTGGCCAAGACGGACGATTTTGCGAAGCTCCCAGACTACCCGCATCACGCTATTTTATTAGAGTACAGACAGGCTTTAAGAGACTGGCCAAGCACTGTAGACTTCCCTGATACCTTACCGGAATCATTGGAGTCCCGTATTGAAAACGCCTCTTAATACACCTGATTTTATTCTGCATAAAGAGTCCGCATATTCTGAGGAATACTGCGCTAAAGTCATAGAGCAATTTGAAAAGGCTCAGTCCGTTGGCAACGTCATAGACAGGCAGGCTAACGGAGAGGGATACAAGCTAAGAAAAGACGACTTAGCTTACTATCCATTTAAGGAAACTGAAGCTGAAGCGTTAGATGTTGTCGCTGATTTCAACCAAGTATTTTGGGGTGAGGTTTACTCTGAATACTCGGGGAAGTGGCAGATACTAAACGACTTTGACAAGCACCATATCTGGCATCACAAGGTCCAGAAGACGGAGCCTACTGAGGGCTACCACGTCTGGCATACAGAGAATATGAATCGGCAGTCGGCCAACAGGGTGTTGACTTATATTCTCTACCTTAACGATGTCGAGGATGGTGGAGAGACAGAGTTCTTGTACTACTCGAAAAGGTTTAAGCCAAAGGCGGGAGACATCCTACTTTGGCCAGCAGGGTTTACACACACGCACAGAGGCAATCCACCTCTGAGCAACACTAAATACATCATGACTGGATGGGTCGAATTTTGACTTATGAATCATTTCGCAGAGAGCGCCCTAGTGGCGCTTTTTTTATACCTAGCAATTTTTGCCATCACTGAGCTGGTTTAACGGAGACTAAATATGGCGATCCACTATCAACAGCCAAATTTGGAGGAGTTCGATAATCGATCCCGACAAAATCAAACAGGCTTACTACAACGATCTCCGGCAATTGCCTTTGGCACTGGAGGCGATGCGGCCCCAGCTCCAAGTGGTATGCCAAGCCCCGCAAAGCCTATGGGCGCTACTGTTAATCAGCAAGCAAATGCGGCGCAGATGTCAAATATGGCGGCTAAGCCCGGATCAACGCCTGTAGCGACAGCGCAAACTACTCAGGCAAGGTCTCAGGGCTATGACCCAGCTCAGATTGGCGATGCTACTCAGGCGCAGGTTCAGGAGGCTGAAGCAGTTACTCGCGCAGTACAGAACAATGAGCTATCTCAGCAACAGCTAGAGAATATGCTTGCCTCTAACTCTCCCTTGATGCGCCGTGCGGCGGCTCAGGGATTGCAGGTAGCGGCATCACGAGGTCTCCTAAACTCCAGTATGGCGGCAGGCGCGGCACAGGCGGCATTGATTGATGCGGCGGCACCTTTTGCGCTTCAGGACGCTCGCACATTCTCCGACACTGCGGCACAGAACCAGCAGGCCCAGAATCAGGTTAATCTGGCTAACGCTCAGATGGGCACTGAGACTAACATCTTTAACGCTGGCCAGCAGAACGAGAACCAGCGTATTGATGCGTCATCACAGAATCGCGCTAGTGAGTTTGGTGCAGACGCTAGAAACCAAGCCTCATTGTTTAACGCAGGCGAAGCAAACCAGACATCTCGCTTCAACGCTGATTCTCGTAATCAGGCGACTCAGGCAGATGCAGATCGCTCTCAGGCTCGATTCCTTCAGGATGACTCTCAAGAGTTTGAATCTGGTGAGAGACAGCTTGATCGAGATGAGCGCTCAACTGATCGCGATTTTGACGCCGAACAGCGACAGCTTGATCGCGACTTTACCTCTAGTGAGTCAGCACTTGATCGTAACTTCCAGTCTACCGAAAGGGCGGCTGATAGAGAGCTTACTCGAAGCGAGAGCGCACTGGACCGAATGTCTGCGGCAGAGCTTCAGGATCAACGCATCCAGACTGAGCTACAGATTCAGGACATTCAAAACAACTTCCAAGGAACCCAAGCAGAGCTGGATCGCTTACAGCAGTTAGAGGTTCAGAAGAACGACATTGACGCAAGGCTTGAGCTTCAGGAAAACGAGCAAGATTTTCAGTCTACAGAGCGCCAAGCGGATAGAGACTTCCAGTCAAGTGAATCTGCATTGGATCGACTCTCAACTCAAGAACTTCAAGACGCTCGCATTGCCAATGAGCGCGAGATGCAGGACATCCAGAACAACTTCACTGGAGAGCAGTCACAGCTCGATCGTCTGCAACAGCTTGAGGTACAGCAGAACGATATTGATGCGCGTCTTGAGATTGAGCGAGAGCGCCAAGAGTTCCAGTCAGGCGAGAACCAAGCAGACCGTGATTTCCAGTCTAGCGAGCGAGCCCTTGATCGAGATCAGGAGCGCGGCCTATTAGAGACTGAGCTTGACTTCCGTGGCACTCAGGCAGAGCTTGACCGTATGTCTGCCGCAGAGTTGCAGGATGCCCGTCTCGCTAATGATCGAGAAATGCAGGAAATCCAGAACAACTTCCAAGGAACTCAGGCGGAGCTTGATCGGATTCAACAGCTTGAGATGCAGAACAACGACATCAACGCTCGTATTTCACTGCAAGAAAGCGACCAGAGCTTCCGCGCAGACCAGAGCGCACTTGATCGTGAGCAACAGCGCGGACTCCTTGAAACAGAGCTTGACTTCAGAGCAGGCGAATCTCAAGCGGATAGAGAGTTCCGGTCTCAAGAAGCACAAGAAGATCGTGACTTCCGGGGCGATCAGGCTCAGCGAGATCGTGACGCGCAGGCTGAATACCAGAGCATACAGAACACGTTTGCGGCGGCGGAAGCACAGCTTAACCGCGATGCCTCTGCGGAGGCTCAGGCTTCAGCGCAGGCGTTCTCCGAATGGCAACAAACAAACCAGCAAGAATGGTCGGCCATTCAAGCTGATCTTGATCGTCAGTTCCAAAGAGAAAACATTGACCAGCAGTCTGCAACGATGATCTTGGGTCAGACAATGACCTCTATCGGCGCGATCTACGCAGATCCAAACCTAACGCCACAGCAGAAGGCTCAGGCCGTTGCGAACCTTCAGAACCTTGCGACATCAATGCCTGAGCTTCTGGCTAGAATCCAAGATCCTGATTACGACGTTGTTAATCCCCTGCCTATTGACGACGGAAACGACGACGGCGGAAACGACGACGGCGGCAATGATGATGGCGGTAATGATGATGGCGGCAATGATGATGGCGGAAACGACGACGGTGGTAATGATGATGGTGGCGATGATGAGCAGACTTGGACGCCTCCTTCTAATTACGTTGATTATGGAAACGGCAACTACCTAGACCCAGAAACTGGCGACATCTACAACAGTGACGGCGAGGTTATAACCACGATTCCTACTGACGACCTTCCTGACATTCCGAATCTTCCGTAGTGATTAGACCAGCTACTCTTTCAGATATAGCGGCAATCGCTGATATTGCTATTGAATCGGTTTCAATAGATCCGCTTCCCGTTCGCGTTGATCCTGATTCGATCAAGGACACGATCAGGGAGGCGGTATCTAGCAATCAACACTTTGTCTGGGTGTCTGAGATCGACGGGAAGGTTGTTGCGGCTGTAGGCGCTATGAGCGAGAGATCGTTTTGGTATGAGCGCCAGCAGTGTTCGGTTATGTTGTACTACACAAGGGTGCCGGGTGAGGGCATCAAATTACTTCGTGAGCTTGGCAGATGGATCAAGTCCAGACCAGTCATCAAGGTGGCTGTAATGGAGCTTGAGCCTAACGCTGATCCTCGTCTTATTAAATTTTTAGGGCGCATAGGCTTTTCGCGTCTCAGTATGAACTGTTCCTATGTGAGGGGAATGTAATGAGCAAGGTTGTTAAGAAGGTTACCCGAGGCATCAAGAAGGTAGTCAAGGGCATCAAGAAAGGCGTTTCTAAAGCGTGGAAGGCGATTAAGAAAAGCAAGATCTTAAAGGTCATTGCTACTGCGGCACTGGTTTACTTCGGAGGTGCGGCACTTATGGGGGCTATGGGAGGTGCCTCCGCCGGAACGGGCTTTATGGGGTCTCTCAGCGGGGCGTTTAAAGGCGCTGTTGCTGGGGTTAAGGGCGCGTGGGCAGGCGTTACTGGCGCGGCCACTGCCGGTAGCTTTAAAGGCGCGGCGGCATCACTAAAAGGCGGCATCACTGGCGCATACGGTGCAGGCGCTGGTGCTGTTGCTCCTGCGGCGGCAAGCGCGGCTACTCCACTAATGACTGCGGCAGGGAACCCCATACCAGGGACAACTGATTTCGCGGCGTCTTTATCACAGTCACAGGGCGCGGCAAGCGCGGCACTTGCTCAAGGCGGACAGCCTGCATTGACATCGACAATTGGCTCAAGCGGCGCAACCCTAGGCTCCGGTGCGGCGACTGGCGGCGCTTCCACACTTAATATGGGCGCGGCAATGCCCAGCCTCTCTCAAGGCGCAAACTTGGGTTCTGGTGGTGCGGGGCTTTTAAGTCAGGCGGGACAGAAAGCGGCAGAGGGCGGCTTCTGGTCATCGACTGGTGGCGCGGCGGCGATCATGACTGGCGGTCAAATGCTTTCTGGATACGCTCAGGGCCGCGCTCAGGAGGATATGTACCGACGAGAGCAGGCTCTTCGCGAAGAGGAGCTTGAGCGATACGGTCTTAACATTGGCTCTTATATCCCCCAAGTTCGCTGGAACCCAGAGACTCGGCAGTACGAGGTTATGGGATCAGAAAGCACCCAGCCGCTTTCAGGACAAAATTCAGGCTATCCAAACTTTGGGCGCAGAGCCCAAGGCGTATTGGGCTAGGAGATAGAAAATGCAAGGACTAATTGAGCAAGCAGGCTCTACACAAGAAGAGATGTCGCCTAAAGAGGCGATGATGTCTGGAAGCGACCCTGAGAATATGGGCGATGAGGCGCTTACAAAGGCAATCGACTTTGTGGGTGAGCGTCTTTACCAAGACGATATGGCGACCGAGATCGCTAAGACGTTTGATGGCGCTCCTACTGCCGTTCCTCAGATGATCGCTATGCTGGCATACAAACTTGCTCAGTCGGCTGACACAAAAACTGGCGGTGAAATCCGCGAGGAAAACCTGTCAGTCCTCGGTGTACTAACACTAGGCGAAGTCCTAACGGTAGCCGAAGCAACTGGTATGCAGATTGATGGTGCTACTGCCTCTAAGGCAATGCAGGAGATGGTCCTTATCTACGCTGAAGACAACGGCGTTGACACGACTGAGCTTGCCGCCGCTATGGGGCAGGTGGATGACAACGAAGTAGATATGGTCTCCGAACAGCTACCAGATGATTTCGACACTCAGCTCGATAGTATTCCTGATGAGGAAGAAGAGATGGAGCAGGAGATGGCAGAAGGGGAAATGATGTCATGAGCTTGGGTTTACTAGGAGCCCTCGGTGGTCTGGGAAAAGGGATCACGCAATACGGCCAAACGCTATTTAGCGAAGCTATTGAAGAGAAGCGTGAAGCTCGCCTGCAAGCTATTCGTGATAAGGAATACGCTCGCGCTCGTGCGGACGCTGTAGCGGATAGGCAGGTAAATCAAGATTTTCAGAGAGAGCTTGCTCAAGAAACCCGCGCTTTCCAGACGTCAGAGAGGGAAGCTCGCCAAGGATTCCAAACAACCGAAAGAACTGAGTCTCAAAATTTTCAGTCCCAAGAAAATCAAAAAACTCGTGATGCACGACTTTCAGGTATGCAAGTTGGAGCTGACGGCACTGTATATGTTCTTGAGGGTGGAGAGCTTGTCAATAAGGGCCAGATTGACGTTAGCGATAACAGAATCAATAACGTGCTTAAAGCCTACTCTGAGCTTAACCGAAGCCTGATTAGTCAAGATGCAACAAGAGATGACGATACGTTTGCTCAGGACTTTGCTCGACTTGATGCGCTGTCTAGTCAGGTCTTTAGTGCCCTCGAAGTTGACGCTTCCAGCCCTGCCCAGATATGGGCTCAGATCGGGCTCAGAGGTAACAAGCAAGCTGAGATCGAGAAGTTTAAAAACACTTATCCAGACTGGTATAGGAATAACGTAGTCGGGGGCAACTAATGGCCAAGTACGGCGGTTTTTTTGATGAGTTCGACGGGCCATCTAGTAGTAGCGCTTTCGGCGGTTTCTTTGACGAGTTTGAGACTCAGCCAGAGCCAGAGCCTTTTAAGAGCAATCTTTTCGCCTCATTCGGCATAGGCGCAAATAATCTTCTCGGTTCGGTAGGTAGTCTTTATGGTCTCGTATCTGGCGATATGGACAATATGGCTACCCGTCAGGCGGAGCGTGGCCGCGAGTTTTACGAGCAGTTTAAGACGGACGAGCTTTTAGAGAAGCAGGCCGATCTTCAGGCTCGTGTTGACTCTGCTGATGGTGAGCTTGCAAAGGCAGGCGAAGCTGTCTGGGGGACTGTCACCGATCTTGACTTGCTTGGCAATTTTGTCCTTGAGCAATTGCCAATGGCAGTTCCCGGAGGCGCTGTTGCGAAAGGAGCCTCGCTTCTCACTAAGTCTGCAAGGGTTGGAGCTGGCGCTGGTGTAGTTGCTGGCGGTGGACTGCAAGCCGGTGATGTGGGCGGTAGCGTCTTTGATGACCTTCAAGCATTGCCGGATGATATTTGGAATCAAAACCCAGAGTTTGTTGCCCTGTCAGAGCAGGTCGGCAGAGAGGAAGCAAAGAACGAGATAGCTCTCGATGCGTCAAGAAAAGCGGCCAGCATATCTGGAGTTATATCTGGCGTTACTGCTGGCGCACTGCCAAACACCATCGAAAGAACCCTAGCCAGAGGCGGCGTTAAAGGCGATGGATTCTTCTCTCGGGCGCTCAAAGGCGTTGGTAGCGAATCACTGCAAGAGACGCTTGAAGAAGGCGGCGGTCAGATTGCAGGTAACATCTCCGTACAGCCCATTGACCCAACGCGAGAAACCTTTGAGGGCGTCGGTCAGGCGGCAGGTCTTGGCGCGTTAGGTGGCGGCATACTAGGCGGCGGTGTAGCTGGCCTATCCTCCCCAATGCAGGCGGCAACAGAGAATGCAGAGGCCGCTAGAGCAGATGCAGTCGCCAATGGTGGTGATAGCCTTGATGCCGCAACTGCCGCGTCTGGAGGCTTTGCAAACACAGATCTCTCCGCGCTCCGCGAGCGCATGAACATCGAGGAGCCAGCTCCTTCCACCATAGAACTACCAGAGCTTGCCAACCAGTTCGATCAGGACACGCTACAGCCAACGCCTTTCCAGCCGATTGTTACGCCAACACCTTTCGAGCCTCAGCAAGAAGTTCCCCAGCTACCCTTTGACCTAACGGAAGAGATTCTTTTTGCCGACAGGGTAAACCAGCCAGAGCGAGCTACTCGTCTCCGCAACGCACAAGCTATCTATGATCGCGCCCAAGGTACGGCAGATGAGGGATTGAGGGCGCGACTCATCGAGCGAGCCAACGCGATTGTCGGCACTGAGATGTCTCAGGAGTTCTTGCGTCAACCCCCTGTTCGAGATCCAAGCGAGCCCTTGGAAGGCCCAGTCATAACCGCAGACACAGACGTTAATTTCGATGCGTCATACGTTGAGCAAGGCCCAGTGGTTAGGACTCAACGTCGCCCACTTTTAACCCAAGATAACGTCATCTATCAGGAGCCCGTAGAAGGCGCTCCAGACACCGTTTACCAAGGATCTAGGGGCGATGGCTTTGCCACTAGAAAAGGCGCTGACGCGGCAATGAAGAGCCGTCAGAAGGCAGAGCCGGGGTTCAACTGGGAAGTATTTCAAGATCCAAACACAGAGCGCTTTGCACTTGCTGGATTTAGACGCGAGCGTAGGCAGGCAAACCCAGAGTCGGTTAATAACTTTATCGACCAGACTAACCAAGCGGCACAGCCTGAGCCTGAGATCCGCGACACAACCCAAGGACTGCGTGAGTCGTATGAAGCCGCGTCTGATCCAGAGATGGAGTCGCGCTTAATCGAGATTGAGGATCGTATTGAGCAAGCGCAGGAAGTACCGCCACGCTCAACTAGCGCACAGGACGTTGACGTACTAACGGCAATCACTCGCCTTGGCGGCATACAGACTGACGAAGCAATTGCTCAAGGTATAGACCCTGAATCATTCAGAGGCTACTCAGGTCTTGGTAGGCCAGTGAGAAGAAACGGCCTTAGCTTTGATGATATGGGAGAGAAGCTCGCAGAAAACGGTTTCTTCCCGGAGCGTCCCACAGCCAATGAAGTCTTGGATCTTTTCACAACGGCCATTCAGTCTAACGAGCGCATATTTGTTGGCGAGAGTAGAGCTGATATCCCTAGCCTAGAGGCTGAGCAGGCAGAGATATCGCGGACTCTCATTGAGCTTCAGGATGAGTTCGGCCCATTAACTGACGACGAAATAGCATTCGTTGACCAATATTATCAGGAGTCTTTTGATGCCAGCTATGGATCGCAAAGAGAACCAACCCAAGTCGAATCCGAAGAACGAGATGTTGGATCGTTTGACGAGGGAGCAGGAAGAACAACTTTACAGCCGCCCATTGGAGATCAGACCGGAGCTGAAACTCTCAGCGAGAGACAAGCTACAGGTAGTGATGCAGAGATTGGAAGCGTTCAGGAAGACGACGGACTAGATACGTCATTCCAGCGAGGAGCTACTCGAAGACCCGTCATTAACGATGAACAGTTCAATTCTGTCCTCGATAGGGTCGTCGGTCAGGACGGGGATGCCCGTAATAGAATAGACGTGCGCTCGTCTTTTGCGGAACTTCCTGAAGAAATTCAGCAGGCGGCGAGAGATCAAGGCTCCGACGGAAATGACATTAGCGCGGTTTACCATAGAGGGACAGTATACCTCGTCAAGGGTAAGCTCGCGACAGAATCACAGGTTGAAGAGGCGCTCCTGCACGAGGGTACTCACGGCGGCGTGATGGATATGTACCGCGATCAGGGTGTCAACAAAGCGCTGAATCGTATGTGGACTGCAATGGGCGGACAGAAGGGCTTCGATAAGCTGGCTCGTGAGCTGGGCATCGAGGAGAATGTGCGCCCTTACATCAGCGGGATGAAGGGATCTAGCTTAGATCAAGACACCCGCAACGCAGTTCTTGTCAACGAGATGCTTGCTTACACAGGACAGCAGGGATCTAAGAAGTTACAGCAACGTACCCGTGAAGCCATTGGTGCTATCCGCGAGTGGCTCCGCAACAACACATTCCTGAAGCTGTCGCGTATGCGAGCAAGCGATATTTCTCTGGTCGCCAAGAGAGCACGAAACAACTTCCTGAACAATCAGTCTAACGCTCAAGAAGGTCGTCCATCTTTCATTATGGGCGAGCGTACCAGAGCAAAGCAGACGCCTTTAAAGCTGTACTCCAACACTGAGAAGGTCATCATTGACCAAGGCGACAAGCTCTTTAAGCCTTCCAAGAAAAACCCAGACGCCAGCGTTCGTGGCGACCAGATCTTCTCTTTCCTTAAAGGCAAAGGCATTAAGAAGGACGAGGCTCAGTACACTGAGATTGAGAAGTTCCTAACCGAAGATCCTAGCCGTCGCTTTACTCGTGATGAGGTGATTGAGTTCCTGCGTGATGAAGCGCCAGAGCTGGATGAGCGATTCGAGGCTACAACAAAGACTGGATTTGAAATAGGCGAAAAGGGTCTCGAATACTCTGAGCCTGAAGTGCAGGATAGCGAGCAATACTACGAACATATCTGGGACGACATCCAGTACGAAATAAAAAGCGGAGACTTCGAAGGCCGGGCAGGCGATGTAATTAGCAACTTCATTTCTGGCAATGAGCAGGAGGTTTATGACTTCCTTTCAAGCGGCGTGTTTGATGAGGATGTGACTTCAAAAGCCAGAGAGGAGTATCTAAGCAAAGGCTCGCGCCCACAGGCTGGGGTTTATGCTTTTGTAAATGAACTTGGGGTGGACACAGTTTACCCAGAATTAGCCGCAGAATTTGAAAGCGAAATTGACGACGTTGCGTGGGTCACTGCGCGTGAGGATTACATAAACTCATCCCCATACAACACTGTTACTTTGCTCGACGACCTTGATGGAGTATTTAGCGCCCAGATTAATGGAAGCGATGACTATGGATGGACGTATGACATACGCACACGTTTAACAAACTTTAACGATGGACCATACTATGATCTTGACGAGGCCAAAGTTCAGGTACAAAACGTCCTTAATGAGCGCGGATATCTAGATGACTTTATTTTTGGCGATGTCGAGTTCCTCGATTACTTAAAGGACGTTAAGGAAGAAAACTGGGATCAGTACCGCGAGTTTGTCACAACCATCGACAACAAGTGGGGCACTTACTACTCCGGCCATTTCGGTGAAGACGCCCTGTTCAACGTACTCGCAACCGACAGGACTAACGCGCTAGGCAATGTCCTCATGATCGAGGAGATGCAGTCTGACTGGCAGAGCGATATCCGCAGAGCTGGAGGCCCAAGAGATCAGGGCAGGATTGATGAGGGCAAGAAAGAGTTAAATGACATCGACTTAGAGTCGCAACGCATCTTACTTCGGATTAGCACAATAGAGCAGAACACAGAAGCAAGGCTAATAGACCCTGAGATATCTAAGGTTATTGGTGAGGAGTTTGGGGTCAGCCGGATGGATGCTCCCGGAGTCTTAGATCCGACTCCTAGTTACAATAAATTCTTGCGAACTGCTAGGCGATTTTTTGCGGATAAAATTCAGGGCAATGAGCTTCCCCCCTTCCAGACCTCAAAGTTAGAAGAGGCCATAAAAAAGATTGTTGATCTTGACCCAGACCTTGATAGAAATCTTCAAGAGCTTGCGGAGCTAGAGGTTCAGAGCAGAGAGATAAGCCGCGTTCGTGATGACGCGAGAAGAAGACTTGCCTCAGCAGAAAGAGCGCCGCCCAATGTCCCCTTCACTGAAGATCGTTATGCAGAGCTTGCGCTCAAGCGGATGCTTATCACCGCAGTAGAAGAAGGCAAGGACGCCTTGATGATCTCAAGTGCCGCTCAGCTCAATGAGCGATGGGGTCGATTCTACGAGCAGATCTATGACAAGAAGCACGTTAGCACGATAGGCAAGCTACTCGGAGTTAAGCCTTATCCTGTAGACGTTCAGGGTCTTGATGCTACTGCCGCTTACGAGAACGCCTTAAAGGCCGCAGGCCAAGTAGAAGTTAAATACAAGGACCAGTATTCCGACAACAACAGGTATACGTTCTCAGCCATTTTCCCTAGCGGTAGCGAATATCTCGGCTACGAGATGCTCGACATCTATACCGACAAGGGTATGGAGGCCGCGAAAAAGCAGGCAGAAGAAAAGCTCAGAATGATGCTCATGCAGAGAGCAGGCATTCGTGGCTGGGCCGCGCCTATTTCTGACGAGTTCAAGCAGAAGGTTACAGAGGAAGGCTTGCCGATGTTCCAGAGGGACTCGGCCAGAATCTATCCTAAGCGACCCCCTGAAGAGACTATCGCTGATAAGTTTATCCGAACCTTCCAAGACAAGATGGTTGGCTTAAAGCGTACTCAGCAGTTCATCGAAGAGACGCAAGAGCGCAAGCTGGACTTTGATGAGGATGCCTACCTAGCTGAAGAGGCTTTCTACGGTAAGACCGAAGAGGATTTGCGCCAGCTAGAGGTTCGACTGATTCGTCCGTTTATCGAGTTACTTGAGAAGACCGGTATTAGTGTTGCCGATCTCGACGAGTATTTGATGGCGCGTCACGCACCAGAGCGTAACCGCAAGATTGCGGCAATCAACGACAAGCTACCTGATGGCGGCTCCGGTATGACTAACGCTGAAGCGGCTGAGGTTATCCAGCGCGTAAACAGATCTGGAAAGCTGGCCGACTACAATCAGCTTGCCAACCAAGTCTACGCAATGACTCAGCTAACGCGAGATCTCGTTAAGGCCGGGGGCTTGGCTTCTGATGAAGAAGTTAGCTCTTGGGAGAGTATGTATGAAAACTACATTCCATTGCGTGGATTTGCTGACGATGAGGTTGACTCTAACGGTAACAGGATTCGAACGGGCAGAGGCTTCGATATACGAGGCAAGGAATCTCGCCGCGCACTAGGCCGTAGATCGAAAGCTAAGAGCCCAACAGCTCAGGTTATTGCTGACCTTACAGAGAAGACTATCCGCAACAGAAAGAATGAGGTTGGCCAGACCTTCCTTAATCTTGTTGAGGGCAACCCAGATCCTGATATGTGGGAGGTTTTCACTGACGCCAATCCAGACACCGAAGAGCAGTTCCGTAACGGCAGTGTCCGAGAAGGCCCGGTCAATATGGCAGGGTCTGACAAATACTATGCAGTGAAGCGGGATGGCGTTGTTCATTACATCAAGGTCAAGGATCAGCGGCTACTTAACGCAATGCAGAATGTCGGCCCTGAGCGACTGAGCGCAGTGACTAAGGTTGTTGCGGGAATGACTCGCTTCTTGGCTTCGGTCAATACCTCGTACAACCCGCAGTTCGTTGTCACCAACTTTGCTCGTGATATTCAGGCGGCGGCTCTTAATTTGGCGGCAGAGGCCACAATGGAGGGCGGCAAGCTAGACGGGAATCAAATTGCTGGAAAGGTTGTTGCTGGCACAGTAAAGGCTATCAGGGCGATCAGGTCGTCCAACAAGCAAGATGCAGTTAATGACGACTCAGATCCAGAAGCTACTGAATATCGTCGGTACTACCAAGAGTTCTTAAATGACGGCGCTAAGACTGGCTACTTTGACTCTCCCGATGTGGACACAATCGCCGCAGATCTGGAGAAGAAGTTAGGCAGGGCTGGCCCCGGCACTAAGAATGAATTGCTGAAGGCAGGCACCAAGATTGCTGAGTTGGTTGAGAAGTACAACAGCGCAGTAGAAAACGGCGTCCGACTATCGGCTTATATCGAGGCTAGAAAGGCAGGCGTTGATCGTAAGCAGGCCGCATCTCTGGCTAAGAATATGACAGTCAACTTTAACCGCAAGGGCGAGATAGGCACTTTCCTTAACTCGCTGTATATGTTCTTCAATGCCGCAGTTCAGGGAACGACTCAGTTCCTGCGAACACTCAGTCCCCTTCAAGTCAACAGCCAAGGCAACATTCAGGTGCAGAGAAATCTAAACCTAGCCCAGAAAATAGCTGGAGGCATCGTTGCTGGTGGAGCTGGCTTTGCATCTCTGATGAGAGAGATGGGCGGTGAGGATGATGACGGCGAAGCCTACTGGGACAAGATACCCGCAGGCATACGCGAGAGAAACTTCATCATTATGAAGCCCGGATCTGGTGGCGATTATTACAAGCTACCCCTGCCTTACGGTTACAACTTCTTCTGGAATCTTGGCGATTCATTAGAGGGTGTACTCAAGGGCTCACAGCGTAGACGAAATAATGTTCTAGGCGATCTGGTTTCCAGCTTCACAACATCGTTCTCTCCATTCAGTTTGCATAGGGCGGATAATGCGGCACAGCAGGTAGCTCTAACGATCAGCCCAAGCATTGTGTTGCCAGTCACTGAGCTTGCAGTAAACACCAACTACTTTGGCGAGAAGATCTACCCAGAGAACTTCCCCGGCGGAGCGCAAAAGGCTGATGCCTATCTGTACTGGCCCTCTACAAAGGAGCCCTATGTTCGGGTAGCGAAGTTCTTGAATGACGTTATTGGAGGCGGTTCTGAGTACCGATCTGGCGAGCTTATGGGTATCTCTACAGACGTTAGCCCAGAGACGCTACAGCAGATAATCGAGTACGCAGGCGGCGGTCTATTGCGAACGGCAACGGGGACGGGTGACTCTATCTTTAGGCCCGTTACCGGCAGACAGCTAGAGATTGCTAACGTACCGTTTGCTCGGGTGCTTGTCGGTAAGGACCAGTCTGACTACGGGGACATCGACACCTTCTACGAGAGACGGCAGGAGATCATTAACGCCCGCAAGGAGTACAATGATGCCCCTGACTCTGAGGCCAGAAGAGCAAGCGACGAGGGCTTTGATGGGATACGCAGGCTCTATCCGCAAGCCAACAATGTCTACAAGAGATTGCGTAGCATCCGCGAGCGCGAGATGAGAATACGAGATCGAGACGATCTAAGCCCTGCCGATAGAGAGCAACAGCTCGAAGCGCTAAGGGAAAGCAAGGACGATATCGTTGATCGCTTCAACAAGCGGTTCGATGAGTTCATGCAGGATCGCGCTGGCTAACTGGTCCAATAATCTGGTCCAACTCTTGTGATTTGCCTTGTCCGTATCGAAAGCGAAAGTGAGTAACTACGGGCATTGCAGTACACTACTAGGCACCCGAACGCAGGTTCGAGTCCTGCCGGGCGCGCCATTTAAATCAATGAATTGTGTCCTTCTGGTCCAACTCTGATCCAACTTCCCAGCCGAAACCTCGGTTGCCGTCGCCGCATCCCTTGTGCCAACCCGGCTCCTCATCGAACAACAGAAACTCCATATCTTCCTCTGACAGATTCTTCGCCGCAATCTCTATCGGTGTGCCTGACATCCAGTCGTAGAGCTGTGCTGAGTTAATCGGTATCTCCCTTTCCTCATACTCCTCACAGGTACTACAGAATCTAACTACTCGCATTATTGCCCCCTATGGCTTTAAGTATTTCCCTTTGCTGTACATCCTTAACGCCATCTATCCATTCTGCGTATACCGTCAAGAACATCTGAATCGAATGGCCTAACTGCCTTGCCGCAAAGGCTGGCTCCACCCCAGCCATCAGCATCTCCGAAGCTCTAGTATGCCTGCAAGTGTAGGGTCTGCGGTAAGTTATCCGCGCCCCTTTCAAGGCGTTATGCCAAGCCCTTCTGAACCTATCATCGTCGCGGCAATAACCACCGTTAGCCGTAACGAATACGAACCCTCCCTTGAAGCGCTCAGGATGATTTGTAAGCGCCTTTCTCAGGGCGGGTGATACGAATACTGACCTAGCGTTATAAGTCTTTAGAGATCCGATCCTGCCGCGCACAATGGATCGCGATACGTGGATGTTATCTCCGGTGTGATCTTCCCACTTGAGCCCCAGTATCTCCCCGGTCCTCATGCCTGTCTCAAAGGCAATCAGATAGAACAGGTGGCAGTCCCCATCGAGGCGCTTCAGGATCTTTGCTTTCTCTTCTGGTGTGAACCGAATAACCGGGGGCTTCTGGTGGCGTCTAACCCGCACAGAATCTACTGGGTTAGCGTCGATGTAGTCTTCCTCGATGGCCAGCTCAAACACCTTACGCAAAGGTATGAGCGCGTTGCGCTTTGTCTTCGAGGTAACGTCGTGGGATTTAAGTATGGCGCGGACCATACTCGGCTTAATATGATCCACGCCAACCGTAGCTAGATGCGGCATCCAAAACTGGTTTAACGCTCTACGGTATACGTGATACGTGGAATGCTTGAGGTCGGACTGCCGCAGGTACTCCTGAGCGAGCACACCAAACTGCGGCACATCCGCGACAAGACCGGACTTGAGCTGAGCAAGCCAGTCTTTCCTAGCCTTTATGGCTTTCCTCAGACCAGCTTGAGTATCTGGGTAGTCGAGCGTGAGGGTGTGCGCTTTGCCGTCAACGGTGGCTCGTAACTGCCACTTGTTTCGCCAGCGCCTGATGCCCTTAGCCAATTGTCCATCTCCTTGGCGTCAACGTAGGTTGATCGACCATTAACGAAATAGTGCTGTCCTTTAACAAGCCTCTTCTTCCAACCCCTGAAGGTTGTCTTTCGGGTGCCTGTAATGTAAAGCCACTTATCCAGATGAATCAGCATAGAGCGGCTCCCTAGTTAGCGGTCGCTCTTTGCATGACTTCGCCCAGTCAGGACGCTTGAAAGCGACTGGCTCACACTTGCCAGCCGCATACCAAATGCCCTCACCCAGACGGGCGTGTGGCTTCTTCTCAAAGTAAACCAGCACACCATCTGAGTTCTGGGCAACATAACGTGCCCAGACAGGTGCCTTTCTCCAGAGATCAGGTTCGTGAATCATGATGGTCTATCTCCTGTAGTAACGCCTCAATGTGAAAACGACACTTAGCCAAGTCCTTGGCAGGGTCTCCCTTCCTATACGCTCGTAAGAGGTATTTGATTGCATTGCCATAGTCGCAAGACGGTAGGCCGGTGAGGTTATAGCAAAGCTCTCGCTGTATATCTCTCACCTCGATACCGGCCACCTTGTAGTGAGCCGGTGATTCAACAGGATGATCTATCTCCTGCCGTACCTTCTTCCTTGCCTGCCTTTGCGATTCTCTAGCAAGCTCTAATCTATCCCTGCTCATGAGAACAACCCCTTAACCCAAGCGATAAATCGCTGGATAAAGTTAGGCTCATCTTCTGGCTCATCAACGATGCGGTAGGTGCCCTGCTTGCGGCCATAAACTTCCTTGAGCTTGTCCTCCTTGCGGTTAGCGACGAGGATCATCTCCTCGAACATACCCATCTTGCGTAGCTTGCGGATGCCGGGGCACGGCCCGTTCCTTCCTTCAAGCTCCCAAGTGATCTCAAGTAAGCGGTTCATCACGGCGCGAACGGTTGGCGCACCATAGCCAGTGTCATTGGCTATATCCTCAACGGGCTTGCCTTTGGCATAGTCGTTAAGGATGTTCATCCGCTCCTCGTGTGTTGTCTTGTTGTATTCCACGTTAACTCCTTAAAACGGGATATCGTCTGCTGGGAAATCTTCTGCCTGAGATGGCCGTGGTGCAGGTGCAGACTGCTGTGAGGATTGCTTGCTACCCAGCATTGTCATATCACGAACCCTGACCTCTGTGGTGTAGCGATCATTACCTTCGCTGTCCTGCCACTTGCGGGTCTTGATGCTACCCTCAACATAGAGCTTGTCGCCCTTGTTCACGTAGCTATCGACGACGCCAACGAGACCGCCATTGAACACAAGATTGTGCCACTCGGTAGCTTCTCGCTTCTCCCCTGTTTGCTTGTCCTTCCAAGACTCTGAGGTTGCCAGCTTTACGTTGGCTACTTGACCTCCGTTGCTGAACGTCTTGACCTCTGGGTCTGTGCCGACATTGCCGACTAAGATGACTTTATTAACTGACATTACTTATTCCTTTTGATGTAAACGACTTCTGTGGATTTCCCCCGGAAGGGCTCTAGATCTGCGTCGATCTTGAGTTCTTTGAACGCCTTGGCGTATGAGATGTTGCCAGCCCTCATGACAGTGCTGACGTTGTAGTCCTTGCCGATAACACGACGACCATTGGCAAACATAGTGACGGCGTTGCGTATGTTCTCTAGCTTGGTCTTTGCAACGGACAGCTCTTCCTCTGCGGTAACAAGCTGGCGCTCCATATCAAGCCACATAGCGTCCTCTGAGCAATCGACAACCAGATAGGACTCAAGGTCTTCTAAGAACAATTGCCACGCATCGAGTAGCTCAAGGCGGAGCTTCATATCTGGCTCGATCCAGTGGTAGCACATCTCATCCTCGTCAGGATCTGACGCCATAAACAACCCTCGCTCTGCTCCTGAGATCATGAACTGCTGTTCCATTTGAATGCGGTACTGAATCGGAACCTCACCCTTATCTATGGACTCCTGAATCTTTGGCTTCCATAGCTTGTGTTCCCAGATGATGTTGCGCTCGAAGTCCAAGCCGTCAAAGGAGGCGGTTAGCTTGCCGCTCAGGTCGCGGATGCAGTCAAGCGATGCCTCCTGCGGGAAGTCGGTGTCCTCGATCTCAGCGGCTACAGGAAACAGCTCTTCCTTGGCGATCTCGCAGGCGATAGGTCTTGCGGCATCCTCAGCTCGGTGGCCCCTATCAAACAGCTCTTGTAGGAAGGGCGTAACCTCGGTGTCCTTGCCGAAGTTTTGTATCGCGTGGCTACGTGACTTGTAGCCCTTGCCCATTATCTCTGGTGCGATGGAGGCGCTGAGCTTGGTCCTGCGCCAGTCCTTCCACTCTTGCGAGCCTTGCTGGTGGTTGACGGTGATCATGCGGCCTTCTCCTGCTTGTCCTTGCAGAGCTTCTCAGCCGCCGCCATACGCTTAGCGATCACCTCGTTCGTTGCGTACTTGCTTTGCAGGTAGTCGATAGCGTCCTTGGCAGTTCCCTTGCCAGCGATGACCTTATCCTCTAGCTTCTTGAGTGTGCCCTCTGGTGGCAACTCTGGCTCTTCCTCAATCTCAATGCCGATAGGAAGATCTTCGTTTGCGTAGATGTAAAGACCAAGGCCGAAGAGTCCGATACACTTAACAAGACAGCGCATCTTTGCGTCGGATATCTTTCTTGCATCCGGCTCTTTGATTGCGTTGTTACGGTTATCCATAACCGGCAACCACATCAGCTTGGTTATTTCTTCAGAGCCCTCGCGCAGTGTCACCTGAACGCGCACCTCAACAGACCCATCGCCGTACTTCACAGGATCGAATATCTCAAAGGTTGATTCGGGGTAATGCTCCATCAGCATCTGGACTGCATAGGTCCAAGACAGATAGGTAAGGTTGCCTTTCTTTTGCTTGTAGTCATTTACGTTCAACGCAGAAAGGGTTTCCCAGCTTCTCTTGGCTAGAGAATCTTTGGCTTGCTTGGTCATACTAATACTCCTCGGGCGGGTGTTGGTCTGCGGCGTAACCGTAGGCGTAACCGGCCTCATACTCTTCTGTTGGATTGAATTCTGCGGGGATGCAGAGACCCGCTTCACTGTAACCAGTGAGCCAGCTCTCGATTCCAGCAGGGGTTGGTTCTCCCCCGGTGATGTATTTAACGTCGTCTACACAACGCATAAGCACACTTAGGGATACGGTAAAGGTTGTAAACTGGTTTGGATTTACGTCTACAGTTGTCGCAGACTTGTAATTATCTAGCTTCATATTTCACTCCTAGCGGCCTAGTGCTAAACTTAGCGGCTAAGAGAACAGTACACATTTTTGGTTGAGTCTGCAACCCTGTTTGATGATTCGGGTTGTGTTTATTTTTTATCGAGATTGGATCTATGTACGAGAGCTACCTGACAGGCACTGGATTGGAAGCGCTTACAATAAGCGACAAGGATTTACCACTGTTTATAAAGTTATGCGAGCTGAGTGATGGAGACAGGCAGGTAGTGTTGTCTTTAATCTGTAGATTTGTCTGCTGTTGCAAGTAGCTGATCGACCAAGCCCTCGATGGCTTGCTTCTGTTCTGCGCTTAGGCTGGATATTTTAGAGATGATCTGCTCGGCGGCGGCGTGTTCCTGATCTAGCCAGCCGCGCTCTAGCCCTGCACCCTCCTCAATGGCTCTAGCCAGCTTATCGCCTAGCTCTCTGCGGCTTGGGCCTTCTGCCAGTACCCGTGATATCTGTATCTGATGTACGCCAGCGTCTTTAGCTAAGCGGTTTGGTACGGAGTTATAACGAGTTCTCACGAGGTATTGTAAGTTGTCCCGCCGGATCTGTTTTATTGTTCTCATTTCTAATTCAAGTTTGAACTGATCCGCATTCTATATTTTGGTTAGTTCATTGTCCATCCAATTAAATCTGTAATTAGTATTGATTATGATATCCATTATGGTTAGTCTCGATCCTTGCTGGATGAACTTTAAGAACTAAGAGGATGAAGGATGGCAGATATTCAGGCGTTCCTTTCCCGGCTCAGCAAGGTAAAGAATAGGGGTCAAGATAAATGGGTCGCGTGTTGTCCGGCCCATAACGATAAGAACCCTTCGCTCTATGTGACTCACGCGAAGAGCGGCAAGATTCTTTACCACTGCATGAGCGGGTGCGGCCAAGAAGAAGTTATTAAATCAATGGGGATGAGCTTCGCGGATGTAGGCGATGGCTCTCAAAGCGTTAAACCTTACAAGCCAAAAGAACCTACCGTTGACGACTACGTGATCGAAATCGGCAAGTCGATGATGCGTCGGGGTGAGCGGATCAATCGGCAAGACATCAATCGTTATAAGCAGGCAGTCCTTGCGATAGCTAGACGTAAGGGGACTGCCGCATGAGCTTTAGTGCAACGTCGTGGGCTTGGGAGGTTCAGGTCTCGTCGGCTCCTGAGAAACTACTACTGCTTTGTCTGGCGGATTGCCATAACGGTGAGACTGGCCGTTGCTACCCGAGCGTTACTTACCTATCCAAAACTACGGGTATGGATCGCAAGACGGTTATGCGTTGTGTCGGAAGGTTAGAACAGCAGGGTTTAATCGAGGTGCAAAGGAGTCACGGAGGGGGCAATCAATACGTCCTTAAAACCAGTACCAAATCTGGGACCAGTACCAAATCTGGGACCAGTACCAAATCTGGGACTACACCAGTACCAAATTTGGGACCGGACCAGTACCAAAATTGGGACTCTAACCTAGAAGAACCTAGAAAGAACCATAAGACGGCAAAGAAGACTGCGTTGCCGAAGGCGTTTAGCGTTTCGGATAACGTCAGAAAATGGGCTGGTACGAAGGGCTTTGATCGACTAGATGAACACTTGGAGTTTTTCATCGGCTACGTCACTGCCAACGGTAAGACCTACGCAAACTGGGATCAGGCTTTCATGAACTGCATTCGCGGTAACTGGGCTCGATTACCTGATAAGAAAAATACTAACGAGGAGTATCTATGAATGTTGACTTCAGGGACATCAACGTCAACGAGGAGCTGGCAGAGATCGAGGCGAGCGATATGCTCAGCTCTCGGGATCTGGTTCAGCGTGTTGAGCAGAGACGCAATGCTAGAAACGAGGGCATCAATCCACCTTGGTCAAAGCTAGAAGGATTGTTTGCTTTTAGACCGGGCGAAATGGTTTTGATGGGAGGGTATTCGGGTCACTTCAAATCCACCATCACAACGCAGATTGGTTTGTCAGCTCTGCGGCAGGGTTACAAGGTTGGTGTAGCTAGTCTGGAGCTACTGGCAGAGGATGTGGTCGAGCAGTATGCAGAGATCGCGGCAACGTGCAGTGAGCCAGCAATGGATTGGGTAAGGCGCTTTGCTGAGTGGGCGGAGGGAAAGCTCCACATCTACGATAGGGTCGATGCGATCAAGCCCGATGAGGCAATCCAAATGACGATTGCGTTTGCTAAGTACAAGGGTTGCAAGCTGATTGTTCTCGATGCGCTGATGATGATGGGCGTCTGTGACGATCTAGAGCGGGAGCGAGACTTCACCCAGACACTTGCGGCGGTAGCTAAGAAGTTCAAGATCTGTGTCGTGCTGGTGCATCACGTCCGCAAGCCTCACGGCGAGGCAGGTGAGCATAAGATCCCCGGCAAGTACGACTTCATCGGGTCAAGTCATCTGGCCAACATTGCATCAAGTATTCTCATCGTCTGGCACGACAAGCGCAAAAGCGCAAAGCTCAGGCTTATCGAGCTGGGCATGAAGGTCGACGACTACGATGACGACAAGGCTGATCTGGTCGTCAAGGTAGCGAAGCAGAGATACCACAAATACGAGGGCTCGGTGGGTCTTTGGCAACACACAAAGTGTCGGGGCTTTTGCTCCACGAAACTAAGAAAATTGAGTCCAGTAATGTTCGACGGAGACAGAGTATGAGTGAGTTCTACATCATCCAACGGAAGGATCAGGTAGAGAACCTAAAAAACAATTTGCTTAACAAGCTGGAGACTATGCCGGTCATATCAGTGGACGTGAAGAACGGCAGACGGCGGACCAGCCAGCAACAAGCGGCACTGGAGGTCTGGTGTCGGAACACGGCGGAGTTTTTTAACGAGGCAGGTATCACGAGGGAGATCCGATCCTCGATATTCAAGGACGGTAGCTTCGAGTGTGACTGGACTCGGGACTCAGTGAAGAATGAGGTTTGGCGTCCGGTTCAGGTGGCCTTGACCCAGAAGGAATCCACCACCGATCAAAGCACCTCAGACTACGCAAAGACCTATGACACGTTGGTCAGGGCTTTCGGAACCAAGGGGCTGTCACTACCAGCTTGGCCGGTAAAGCATGACTAGGTATAACACTGAGGAAGATGACAAGAAGAACTTGCAGTTGCTCGGCTTACTCGCCGCGCAATGGGGGTACAGGCCGCTAGAGTTCAGAGAGAACTCACGCGCTGATTACGCGCTGGTAGATCGGGACAACGTGGTCCAGCTCTTCATCGAGTGCAAGATCAGGACCAATCCTATCGGCCAGTACCAGAGCGTGATGATTCCTGAAGAGAAGGTCATCAAGTTGAGAAGGGCGGCAGAGATATTCTGTACGCCAGCGCGGTTTGTCTGTCAGTGGACTGACCGTACCGGATGGGTTGATTTATCCAAGGCTACTGGTGAGGTAAGGATGTCGGGGAGAAAGGATCGCAATGATCCTAACGACATCAAGCCACACCTGTTCATACCAAACGAGCAATTCAAGGAGATCTTATGGGGGGAATAAAGCGAACACCAGCGGACATCGCATTCAGTCTATGCGTGAGAGAGCGAGCGGACTGGACGTGCGAGCGGTGCGGCACCAAGTATCCTGAGAAGGCGCGAGGGCTTGAGTGTTCTCACGGCCACACTCGCGGCAAGTGGGGCGTTAGATTCTGTGGACTCAACGCTGAGGCGCTATGCACTGGCTGTCACTTCAGGGAAGGCGGTCTGGCTAGGCTTGAGAAGGTCTGGACTGACTGGGAACGCGAGCGTGTTTTAGAGCTTGTAAATGATATCGGTTGGGGCAAAATGGTTAGAGCCACAAAGGGCAAGGGGGCAATCGCAAAGCATTATCGCGATGAATACGATCTGATGCGTCAGTACAGAGAAGCAGGGGGCACGGGTCGAGTAGAGTTCGAGGACTGGTTCGGGTGAACTGTGAGGCAGAACAGATAGATCAGGGGGCGTCGGCACCTCGTTATGCGAGGGCAGACACTATCGAGAAAGCAATCGCGGCAGTTGCATTCGAGCTTCAGAATCTGGAGGTAGACGATGAACGCTACATTGAGAATGTTCGGAATATCCGATTGCTCAGAGCAATTCATGAGTATGTTACCGATGATGCCAAAATACGCGGCAATGACTTTGCTGAAGGATTGGGGGGATGCTGAGAGGGGAGAGGTTAGCCAGCTCGATTACCCTTCAGTCTCACCGACATTCAAGGACTATCAGTCAGGCTACCGAAGCACTGGAGTAATGACTGAGCGGGATATGGTTGTGGAGATGACCGGCACCGCAGTCAACAAGCTGCATCCAGCTCTGAGAAAAACACTGCGACTGGTCTATATCGACCGCGCAAAAAAAATCCCCCGCAGGGCGAGGGATATGGCTATTGAGGCATTCAGGAAGGAGTTTGATTCACTTCCGAAGGAGAGCGGCTACTGACCGGCAACGTGTCGAGCAATACTTCACGCGCTTGTCATTGAGGAACATAACGGTGCCGCAGGTGCCACACTCCTTATCGAAATACTCTGCGACCTTGCGCTGGTATTTCATCTTCTGTCGGCAACGGTTCGAGCAGTATTTAGCTCGGGTATCGACGGCGTGGAAGGACTCACCACACCCAATGCAATGAAGCTCTCGTACCTTTCGCATACCGGCCAAGGCTCTCGCGGCTTCTGATTTACTCATCGACCTCCTCCTTTGCCTTGTTTGCCTTCCATTCAAGGTATCCCATTGGTTCTACGTGGAACGCGCAGGACGCCTTATAGACCTGATACTCCAGATCCAGTGCGGCCATCTCGGCCTCCATTTTGTTAAGCAGTTGTTGAACTGATTGCATGACTTACTCCTCGGTTTCTTTTGGATACGGGGTGAACATTGAATCCCCGTAGGTTCGGTAGTTGCGGAGATACCTCCGCATCGTGTCGTAGTGGACACTAAACATCTGAGCCAGAGCCCAGAGCTGTACGCCCTTAGACTCTAATTCGGATGCCTCTTTGACTTGGCTCGGTGATAGCTTCATGACACATCCTTTTCGCAGATGTACCACTCACGATCAGGCTCTGCCTGCTCAAGCTCTTGCAGGGTTTCCTCGGCCTCGCTCCAGTTGTAACAGCAGTGCTTGTAGGTATCACCGGAGCCTTGGCCTCGGTACAAAACTAAGTAAACGATTGCGTCCATTTATCCCTCCATCAGCACTAAGGCTGAGATTATGAAGGCCACCAGAATGATGGCCTGTGTTAGTCGATAGAGACTCATAGATCCAAAGCCTCCTTAATGCGCTTAACTAAGTCCGCCATATCCTCGATGTCGAACTCGTTAAGTCTCCACTGCTCACGCTCGGTCTCGATGATGGAAGCTACCTCGTCTGGACGGTAGCCTCCTCTCAGCAGGATCTCGATGCGCTCCTTGGCTGAGGCAGTCATGACAGCTCACCCGCTACAGGCAGTGAGTCCAAGAACTCGCTCACGGTGCCAGCGAACTCTGATGCGGCCTCGTTGAACTCAACGATGTCGCACCAGTACACGGCCTCGGGATCGAGTATTCCTCGGTTCATCGCGGTAACGATGACCTCGCCCCAGTCCTCATCGGGGCAGTTGTGATATGCACTGCGGCATATGCGCCCCCAGATAGGGGCTTTGTTAGTGCGAAGGTATCCAACTTTGTTCATAGGTTTCTCCCTTTTATTTTGGGCGTCCAAGTATTGGGCACCCACTTTTTTGTGACTGGGGGCATTTTTGGGGGCATTTCTTGCTGGTGCAAAAAAAATCATACGTAAAACAAAACCTTAACTCGATGATTCAACTCCCGTAGCCTCCATCAAATTGAACGCTGACCTAGCAACCCAGATAATCGGATTGGGTATCGACGGGCTCGTCGTGAAGCTCGCGACCTTGGCTGGCCATATAGTTTCGACACTCAGCGATCTCATCGCGCAGGTTCAGAGCCCACTCATAAACGGCGTGAGCAGATCCCCACCACTGCGCTGGCTCTTCCGCCTCCAGCATCTGGATTGCTTTGCCGACAGTTGGGATGTCGAAGGGCAGGGATTTATGCTCGCAGAAGTCTTGAGCCACTCGCATCACCAGCTCCTCGGCGACTGTCTCCTTACCCTTTGACCAGTGGTTGCCCGGTAGCTTGATAACCTTGGGCCCGCGAGGCGCTTCTGCCTGCTCTTTGGTTTCGTACAGGTGACCAGCGTACTCCTCTCTGGTGGCCCAAAGCCCGGTGTACCCTTTGTTGGCGTATCGCTCCTCGTTGCTTAGCGTGCTGAAGGTTGCGGCATCAGTGATCCGCGCCATTCTCGGAAACTCTCCGCCACGAATACAAAAATAAGGCTCGGCCTCATCGGTTAACCTGTTTCGCATCCAGTAGACCTCGCCCTTGATTGCTTTTTCAACGCTCATTTTTCTCTCCTCAGTAGTTAAGGGCCGCTTATGCGGCCTCTGCTAGTTGGTTATCGTCCTGAAGCCCGTGCAAGAACTCGCTTGCGAGCTGGGCTTGCTTCGCCGCTTTCACGATCAATTTCTTGTCGTTTCGTAGCGCTTTGAGCCAGCTTGCGATATACTGTGCGTGGTCTTCGCGGGGTTCGATTTCGATGCCTAGATCGGCACAAAGGAAGGTGGCACCTAGCTCGGCAACCAGCTCCTCGAATGCGTAATCCTCGTTACCAAAGCTATTGAGGATCTTGCGGTCGCAACGGGTAGAGTGACCGGTCCAGTGAGTCAGCTCATGCAGTAGGACGCCGTAGTAACCGGCAGTCGTCTCAAAGGCTTCTGATCGCGGCATACCGATGTAATCGACCACCGGGGAGTAGAACGCAGAGTCACCACCAAATCGGATTTGAGCGGCAGTCGCGGCAACGAAATCCTCGCAACGCTTATCCAACTCTATGGGGGTGAACTCCTCTGGCTGGATCAACTCGATGCCGTCGACCTGCTCGGCATTGAATACGTTGTAGATACGCGCAAAGGGTATCTTCTTCTCGACCTCGCCATCATCGCCACGTATCTCTAACGGCTTAAAGAATATTACTGCTGTACCCTTCTCACCCTTACGCACCTGACCACCTTTTTCTGACCACGCCTTGTATGTACCCCAACGCGCATCAGAACGGCCCTCAAGGCCAAGTAGCAACCGATTGATACCTCGGTAGGGGTTGCCAGTAGAAAGGCTCACAGGGGCTCCTGCGAGGCTGTCAGACCAAGGCTTAGTCCAGCCTGACCCGTGCGTCTCTAGCATTGCGATCACCTTGTCAGTAATCACCTTGTATGCGTCAACTTTTTGCTTTGCCATATAACACTCCAAATTTTTGTATGTTGTCGGGTGGATTCCCGTGACGCCCGGAGGCGTTTCGGCTGGTATCCCTCCAGCTCTCATCAGACGGGTTAGGCGCGACTCCTAAGCTCAGCGCGGCAGTACCAGAATTCATCCCAGTACTGTTCGCTCTTTGGGCTCTCAGGGTTCGCTTGGATTGCCTGCCAGCAGTCCGTCGCGATGTACTCCAGTGAGTCGCTGTCGCGCTTCTTGCACAGTGCCTGATACTCGCTGTGCCATTGGTGTTGCCCGTATTGGTATTGCATGATTAACGCTCCTATTGTTGTTTGGGTTAGTGCGAAAGCGCACTTAAAAGGGCACCCGTAGGTGCCCGATTAGGTAAGCTCTCGATGTATGAAAAAATACATCAGGTGTATGTTGGCTTGGATCTATCGTTCGCTAACCATCAGAATGGCTGACTCGCCAGTCTTGACCAGCTTGCCGTTTTTAATGACGTACTCGTCAATGGCGTCGAAGTTCTCGATCTTGGCTCGCGTGCGAATGTGCCAGCGAGATCCCTCGGCTGGCTTTCTCATTCGATAGAACTGGGCCAAGGTCTTGACCTTCATTGCGATACCGAATTGATCTTCTTTGTTGATGTAATACATATTGAACACTCCAGTTTGTTTTAGCGTTTCGGCCTGCTGGCCTCTTCAGAACACCTCGCATTAGGTGCTGACGCTATGTTCCCACGCCGTCTCCGGTGGTGGTGCTCATCGTGCTCGTTTGGTGTCGTCTCTCACTGGTTGACTCAGTGGTCGCCGGTTTGGTGGGTTGTCTCCCGCAGGGTTTGGGGTCTGGGCTCCTCGTAGCCAGTCAACCAAATTGGTCGATGGGTTAACTCTAAACCTAGTAGCGCTACTGTGTCAAGTACTTCAGAAAAAAATATTTATGTGCTGTTGAAAGCGGTTGATTCCAGAGCCAGAAAGGTTGACAATCGTGTCTGGCGGAAATTGCGTCCAGCGTCCCGTCAGGTTTTTTTGAACACTCCTCTAGTTTGAGATTGCCCCGCTTAGTCGGGGCTTTTTTTTGGGTTGCGTATGGCGAAGGACATCAAAGGCTTGCTTGAGAGAGCTGGCGTTTCTGGCGTGAACAAGCCAAAGCGCACACCCAATCACCCCACCAAATCTCACGTCGTGGTCGCTAAGGAAGGCGATCAGGTCAAGACGATCAGGTTCGGGCAACAGGGAGTCAAAGGCGCTGGCAAGAATCCAACGTCGGCAAAGGACAAGGCGCGGCGGAAAAGCTACTACGCTCGGCACAACGCTCAGGACTCGAATCCTAGCAAGCTGAGCGCTCGGTATTGGTCTCACAAGGTGAAATGGTAATGACAGTCAAGCAGGCATTGAAATCTCGCACAGTTCAGTACGGCGTAGCTATCGCAGTGCTCTCAGTCCTCCAAGGTTTTGTGGGCTTCATCCCAGCGAATCCAGCAGTGCAGGCGGCTATCGGTTGCGCTATCGCATCGGGCATCGTGATCCTGCGATTCATGACGACTCAGCCGGTAAGCTCTAAGTAATGGCTGGCCTGCTCGAACGCCCCGGGCTCTATGCCAATATCCACGCTAAGCGCAAGCGCATTGCGGCGGGTTCTAAGGAGCGGATGCGTAAGCCGGGTTCCAAGGGTGCTCCAACGGATCAGGCATTCGAGGATGCCGCTAAAACGGCCAAGAAGCGCAAGGACGACTGACAGGTCCGCACCTATGTCTCAGGGTCTTATCGACCGTCTCAAGCGATTTGAGGGCTTCAGGCGCTATGCCTACGAGTGTAGCGAGGGCAAGCTGACAATCGGCTACGGAACAATGATCGAACGTGGTGGTCACGGTGTGCCAGAGCGCATCGCTGAGCTACTGCTGATCGACTACGCAGAACAACTAACAAAGCGCTTCGATGAGCTGGAGTGGTTCCAGAGCTTGGACCAGACCAGACGCGAGGCAGTAATCGAAATGGCCTATCAGATGGGCTATGACGGTGTTCTTGGCTTTAAGCGGATGATTGCCGCGATCAAGGCCGAGGACTGGGGGAGAGTGCACAAAGAGGCTCTCGATTCGCGCTGGGCAAAGCAGACACCTGCTCGTGCTGGCGATGTAGCAGAGAGGCTTGCTTATGGCAGGACATCGACTTAGCTACCTTGAACCGTTTGCTGAGACCGTAGCTGAGCATGAGCTCTTGGATGCGCTTGCAGAAACCAGCGGCAACGTCGAGCAGGCATCGAGAATGCTTGGTGGTAGCGCTAGAAACATAAAGCGCAGGGTTGCAAAACTAAAGCAAAGGGCCGCATTGAAGGGCGTTGCTCCTGAAAGCGATATGGTGCATCAGGTCGCAGAAGGCTTTGCGGTCAAGGGTACGTCAACGCTCTATGCAGACGACGGCTCAGTCAAGGTCCAATGGGTCAAGACTCAGCAGTCACAGGAAGACAAGCTTGCCAGCCTTAACGAAGCAATTGCTGATGCGATGGAAGACTTCAAAGGGGTCTACAAGCCACGCAAGGCTCCGGTGTCTGACAGCTCGGATCTGATGGCCTGTTACGTGATGGGTGATCCGCATATCGGATGCTATGCACACGCTGAGGAAGCGGGTGAGAACTTTGACGTTGACATAGCGCGTGAGGATCTCATCAACGCCACCTCGCGATTGGTTGAGGTAGCACCCAAGACAGACCGCGCACTGATCGTGAATTTGGGTGACTTCTTTCACGCTGATAACAGCTCTGAGAGGACCACTCGATCAGGCGCAAAACTGGATGTTGACTCAAGGTGGCATCGAGTATTGCAAGCCGGTTGTATGCTGATGGTCGATCTCATAACGATGGCCTTGTCAAAGCACCCAAAGGTCGAGGTGATTAACTGCATCGGCAACCACGACGATCATTCGAGTGTGATGCTATCGGCATTCCTTGCGGCGTACTTCCACAAGGAGCCACGAGTACACATCCACTCAACGGTCAATAAATTCAATTACATACAGCACGGGAAGGTGCTGATTGGCACGACTCACGGGGACACTGTGAAGACTGCCGCGTTGTCAGAGCTGATGGCAACGGACCAGCCCCAGTTATGGGCAGAGTCTGAGCATCGGTACTGGTACACGGGTCATATCCACCATTCGACTCGGCAAGAGCTGAGAGGGTGCATTCAGGAGAGCTTCCGCACTATGGCGGCGAGTGATGCTTGGCACCACAACTCAGGCTACCGATCAGGGCGGGATATGTACTGCATCGTGCAGTCAAAAGAGTTTGGCGAGGTAGAGCGCTACAGGTGCGATATTCGGAGAGCGCGTAGTGGGCGATCTCAGGGTAATTGATGGCGGCAAGGAAGACCCGCCAGACCTACCAGTCAGTCAGGTGATATGCGCCTCCTGTAATAGCGGTCTGTTCAATTGGAAGGCAGACGACAGCGGCAAGATCCACATCCTGTCCTGCGCTGTTTGCTCAACGCTGTTCCCAATGGTGGAACACGAGGAGAGTCACTGCCTCAAAGACTGGGGAGATGACGATGGCTAATCTGCTGTCGAGAATATTCGGCACTGACAAGGCTCTGGAGAGCGCTGTAGACGGCGTGACCAAGGGGCTTGATGCGCTGGTCTATACCGACGAAGAGAAGGCTCAGGATGCCTCTCAGGATCGGGCAGAGGCTAGGGCGTTATTGGTGCAGTGGCTAGAGGCCACATCAGGGCAACACCTAGCGCGTCGGTTGATTGCGATATCTATCACGACGGTGTGGTTGCTTCAGTACATTTTTTCGTGGCTTGCCCTAACGGTTGCGGTCTTTGTTGAAGGCTCAATGCAGAACCAGCTCAACAAGGCGTCACAGCTCACGACACAACACGCAGACGGGATGACTGGCGCAGTAATGCTGATCCTCTCGTTTTACTTTGCCGC